TTAGCCCCTAACCAAAGGCAAGCTAAACATTCCCAAAGGCTGTTGTAAATACGGCTCAATAAGTGCTAAAGCGATTTGCTCGTTTTGGCTCATCGCCTGCCCTTTTTCGCCATCTGCATAAGTTTTTGAGACAGACACATCACCTGCTTTAGATGATTTGCTCGTCACTACGCCTTCTGTTCGTGCGACAAATAAATCCCCATCAAGCCACGCTTTGGCAATGTATCTGCCTGCTTGTTTGATGGGGGCAGGGATTGTATCAAATGCCCTGATTTTATGCTTATTTAGCCACGCATTGACGATGATGACCGTCTGTTCATCAGCCTTATCAATGTCTGTTAAATCATCAAGTGTTATCATGTTTAAAATCTCAAAGAAAAAGCCCCACCGAAGCAGGGCTTTTTGTGATTACTCAACCTTAGCGGTTTCTGACTTTGTACCTGTCAAGGCTTCGGTAACCTGTGGGTCTTTGATGCCATAATCTGCCCCACTTTTAGCAGGGTCTGTTACCTGTGCGTTAGCCAGTGTGCTTTTGCTTTCATCAAAATACGCTCGCTCTGATGGATAGGTAAAATTAAAAGCAGGCTTAACCTTATCTTTTGGTAATGACATGAATCTCTCCTTATAGGTTGGTGATTAAAAAGCGGATGGGGGTAGCATCAGCATCAGCGTCCAATCGCCAGTTGGCGGCGGTGGTCAAATCCGTCCAGCTCGCTGACAGGGCTTCATTTTTTGTGCCACCTGTTAGCGTATTGGCGATGAAGCTAAACCCTTGGGGGTGGATGAGCATGTTACGGCGTGTCCATAGCGTGGTATGACCTGAGCCATTGCCTGTGTTCGCTGTGCGTTCAAGCTCCAAATCATCAAGCCCTGCAACCATGTCAGCAGCAAATGCCCCAGCCCCTAACAAATAAGAGACATATTTTGCGTTTTTACCTGTACCTATGACCGTGGCACGCTTTGACTGGATAAGCCTGCGACCGTTATACACATCAATGGGCTTTAAATCATCGGCGGTGGTTACTCTCTCAAGTAGTCGCTGTTTTCTCATCTTGGTTGCAATCAAAGGATGAACAATCATCAAGCCTGAGCCTTGGTGTATCTCATCTAGGCTACCCTCAGCATCAATAAACGCATTAACATCAAAGCCTGATGAATCATCAGCGGTTGCCTTTGATATGTCAGTAGATAACTTCTTACCATTAGATTGGTCATAATTTAAAAGACCAAACAAGGTAGCGATGGCACGGTTTTCAGCTTGTGTCAGCCAATAATCATCAATCATCTGTGCCATAAGTTTTAGCGGTGATTGACCCATCAAATAGCTTTCAAGACGGCTTTCAATAAAACCCTCATTTAACAGTGCCAAACGCCCTTTTGAGCGACTGCCGTGGGTGGTGCGTGGCATGGCGATATCCGTCATGATGGTGTTGCCATAGTTGGCTTCTAAATTGCCATCAATGGGATGAATAAAAGGCACATCAAAGGTTAATGAACCGCTGTTTAGCAGGGGGCGTAAGCGTGCATCTGAAACAAATGCCCCTGATTGCCAAAACTTTGACCGCTGTAAGTTGTCTTTAACCTGATAAGACAAGGTGACATTTTTATTAAAAATCTCTCTTAATTTTGCCATATTTACTCCAAAAATAATTGATTAAATAAAGCAGGGTTTGAGTTGGCAAGTGCTAATCGCTCTTGTTCACTGTAATCACCTGCTCGCTTAGCTGATTGACCGTTTGAACCTGTACCACAGGATTTTGTGCCAATGATTAGGCTGTCGTATTTACCACAGTTTTGGATTTGTTTTGCCAAATCGTCAAGGGTCATGATAGATACAGCACCACTGTCATCTAACACGCTTAGCTGACCATCTTTGGCAGACAACCGCTTTTCAATGAGTATTTGTAAAATCTCTTGGTTAGCAGGGTTATCGCTTAACTGACTTGATAGCTTTTGGGCGTGTGATTTAACCAAATGCTCATCACGCTCAGCATCACGCTTGGTGATTTGCTCGTTTAGCTCTTGAATTTTAGCTTGATACTGCTTTTCTAGTGCCTCAAAATCCCCCTTTTTGCGTGCTGTCTCTTCGGCAAGTCGCTCTTTTTCAGCCTGCTCAGCCTTTCGCTGTTCGCTTTGTTGCTTTTTTTCAGCCAAAAGGGTCTCGCTGTGTTTACGCAATCGTTCAACTTCTGCTTGTAGCTTGTTGTACTGCTCTTGGGTGATTTGGTTTTGCGTGTCATCGCTTAAAACTGTGGTTTGGTTTTCTTCACTCATGGTTACTACCTTGATTTTGCTGTTACAAACAGCGGATGATAAAAAAGCACCCTACTGGATGCTTGCTTGTGAATGGGTATGGATGAAAGGCTAAGCAAACCGTGGGTCAGCTTTTATTTTTTCAATCAGCCCAATTTTAGGTTTTTCATCAAGATTGGCATTGATGATTTGCTGTGCAACAAAATTAAAATCATCTTTGGACAAATCTTGTAAGGCGATGAAGCCAAAAAATCTCTCTTCATTATCAAAATCTTGCATGATTTCACTGTCTTTGCCAAATCGTTCAATCAGACTTGGGCGGATGCTGGCTAACACTTGATTGGCAAAACTTTTTGTACCAAAACCATTGCCTTTACTTATCATAATCATCATTGTCTCCTTGAATGATAAGGATTTTGTTTTGTTGTTTTTCATCTAATGATAACAAAAAATCAATGATTTTTTCTAGTCTTTGTTTGTCAAATTTGCGTAAATCCAATGGCACAATATCCGACTTCTCAATATGATTGATGATATTTTCTTTTTGCCTATCCCATGCCTTATCTGATTTGGTCATGCTATGTAGATAAGCCTTGATATCCACATCATTGCCAATGGCATACATGACATCAAGCGTTTGCCATTGTTTGCTTGGCAAATCACTGTGTTTTTTGGCAAAGTCAGGCGGATTGGCAGTTGGACTTATTTTGTGATAGCGGTCATCATATCGCACCAAATAGATGCCAAAATATTGCTGCAATAAATCAGCAAGCTCGGCTTCGGCAGGTCTGGGTGTTTTTGGTTTTTCGCCATGTCTTATCGGCTCATTTTGCAACCTAATAACTTCGCTACGACGTGGCTTTAAATCGCCTAAATTGATTGTTTGATAAAAAGGTGTGGGCTTATTTTCTCCTTTTGTCTCATCAATAACACCAAACGCTTTTTTAAATGCTTTGGGTTCTAATGCTCTCATTTGTTCAAGCGTTAAGGGGGTGAAATGCTTATCAAGCTGTAACGCCCTAAACCGCTCTACCGTCATGCCACCATCACGAAATAACTTCGCTCGGGTTTTGCCAAGCACTTCATCTTGATATTGGTCAGGCTGATTTTTTAGCCATTCATAATAGCTTTGATTTTTAACCACCCCATCCATGCTTGCTCGCTGTTTTGGGGCGGTATAATCGTCATAGACAATCTCAAAACTTGTACGGCAGTTAAAATGATAGGGCGGATATCGTGCCTTATCCAAAGGCATAAACACCCCATCCAAGCCCCTACAAATGCCACTGGTTCGTAAATCTAAGGTTGCAATGACTTTAATGCCCTTGATGATATCAGCGTTATCAGCGATGACCGCCTGCTTGGCTTGGCTTGCCACAATGGCTGTGCCTGTATGGGCAATGGTTTTGGCGTGGCGTGTTGTGGTTTGTAAAATGCCATCTTGGTAGTTTCTAGCCCTAGACCCCCTTATCATTTGAACAAGTTTGGCACTTGGCAGACCGTCATGATGGGCAAGGCGGATGGCACTCGTGATTTTCTTGCGTTCTGTCTGGCTGAACGCATCTAGTAGCTCATCTAGTGTTATTCCCATTTTACCATCTAGCTGTAATGGCTTTTTAAATATCTCATCGGCGTGCTTTTGTAATGCCTTTATGTCCTTTGGAGCGTCCACCTTGTAGCGGTGATAAAAAAGCTCTTGCCAACTGCTTTTAAGGTTATAGGCAAATGCCCCAAAGATGGTTGCCAATTTGCTGTCTGTGCGTCTTATCAGTACTTTCACCTGTTTTTGTGATAAGTCGCTAAGTTCTTGATTAAAAACCGCCCTTTGTAAAAATGCCAAAATGTCTTTGATTGTGACATTAAAATCATTTGCCAATTGGGTTTTTAATCTTTCTAAATTAATCAGGTTTTTCATTTAGCACCATTTCATGGCTCATCATCAATGCGACCTGTAATCTCACCCAAATCACTGTCAATTTGAGATTTGGCAAGCTCATCATCTTCAATAAAGGCAATCTCATCATCAACCAGTCTTGCACGCATCTCAGAGAATGTGATTGCTCCTGTTTGCCATTCTGCGATGAGCTGGCGTCTTTCATCAGCGGTCATCTTATTAGCATCAAACTTAGTATTAAATACCACGGTAGAGATGTGTTTAATGCCCAAAAACTGACCACAATAATTAAAAGCACGGCTATAAGCATCAGATAAGTTATTGGCTAAGTGGGCAATAATTGATGTCTCATCTGCTTTATCGCTTTGGGCTTGGGTTGCTGTTTTTGTGCCACCTTTTGGCTCAATGAGCCTTGCCCCCAGTGCCACCATCTGCTCTTTTTTGTTTTGCATGGCTTCATAAAGCCCACTGTTTGCATTAGATTGAAGTAAAAACGCATTTGCCCCACTGCCTAAAATGTTCGCCGTTCTCGCTCCCAAACGGATGGGATTGCCTTGATTGACAATGTCGGTTACCCATTCTTTGGTAAGTCCTGTGATGAATAAACTGGGCTGTCCTGCGATAAAGTTACCCTCTTCATAATCAGCACTGTTGCGGTAATGGGCAAGATTTAACACCGCCAAATCATACAAAGGGGCGTCATCAATGCTCTCATCATTGTCATTTGCCCCAAAAAAGACAAAGGGAATCTCATGAACGCCACGGATGGGCTGATTTTGTATTTGTTGCCATGTTCCGTGTTTTTGATAGATTGCACACCAAACTTGTTTATCAATCAAGCGATATACCAAAATCTGCTCGCCTGTTTGTACTTTAAAGCCGTCATCTTGTTCAATGTAGTTCTCCTTTAAGACAAGCAAGGTCAATTTGCGTGTGTTATTGACCATCTGCACACGCCAATTAATGATACTCTGGGGGTCAAATAGGCGTATCTTGGGGCGTAAATTATCATCACTGACATCCTTTTTGGTTGGCAGATACTGACCATGTTTGACAAGCGGATAATCCACCAAAAGCCCCCCACGCCCCTTTAACAGCATCATCAAAAATGCCTGCCTTGCTTGTCCAACAAATGACAATGCACCCCCATCAACAGTAGTCTTTAAAAATTCAAGTGCTGGGTCTATGTCAAGGGTTGGGTATTTGGCAAAGACCATACCAGCCATGGCGTTGGCGGTTCGTTTGGTAACATTATAAAAAACGGCTCGCTTTTGATAATCTATGTAACGCTGCACTTTAACCGCTTCATCTTCATTGATAGGGCTAGGATTTGGCAGGTAAATCTCGCCTTTTTTTGTGATGGCATCTTGACCGTGATAACAATCTTCAATCATTGTCCATCTGGGTATCTGCTCTAAAAGCTCAGGCAGCATATAATCAGGGTTCATTAATACATACTCACTTTTAATTGTGTTGCATACTGCTGTTTTGTCTGATAAGTTGCAAAATACCTAAACGCATCAGCCCCATGGCTTGCCCAGTCGTGCAATGGTTTATCACGCCATACGCCCATTTTATCGTTCCACTCTTTGCGGTAGCTTTCTAACGCTTTAATGCCTTGCTCGCATTTGATGGCATCAAAGGCACATTTGGGCAAGATTTGGCGTACTTTTTCAATGTCTTCATTGACATTGCTTGTTCTTGGGACAACATCAAAATTTAATCGATATATCTGCCCATCAATCTCATAGCCATCACGAGCAAGTTCTCGTAAAGTCTTAGCACGGTCAGCCCCAAGCTGTCTATTATCAATATCATGCGGTGCAACATGCTTAGCGTATTTGTAGCCCTTATCTTTTAGCACTTTGATATAGTGGTTTAATCCCTCGCCTGAATTTTCGTAATAATCAACAATGTGAAATTCATCACCTACTTGTCTGATAAACCAAATCGTCGTGCTGTCTGATACGCCCAAATCCCAATAAGTATCAATGGGCAAATGCTCATTATCAGGCAGTTTGTCAATGCGACTGTTAGCATATAAGTAGGCAAATTGCTTGGCATAATACGCCCCTTCAATACTCTGCTCAAAAGCCTCAGATGGTAATGACGGATATTCTCGCTTCATGTCATCGCCCAGCGTGCGTTCTTTTGCTTGATACCACGCCTTTTGTTCATCGCTAAGTTGTATGCCATGCTTTGCTTTTAAGCTGTCAAAATAGGCTTGTAATCGCTCGCTGATAGGCTCAGTGGTCATGGCGTACTCTTTGTTCTGCCACCATGCAAAAAAGAAAAACCGCCAGTCTTGGGCGGTTAATGTTTTCTTAGATAAATGCAGTTTTTCAGCGATTTGGCTAAACTCATAAAAATAGCCTTGCCTGCCTTCTGCGGTACTTTCAAGTGTTACAATACCGCCCAATGAAACTGCTTCAAATGCCCCCGTAACAATCTCTCTTGCCTTATCAGGGTATTTGGCACAGATTTTACCAAATTCGGACACGTGTAGCCTCTGCAATGTACCGCCACGAAATGATGTACTTACCGTAACACTGCCACCGTTTTCAAATACCATCTCTTCTTTGGTTTCAATCTTAATGGGGTTGGCAAGCCTGACAAGTTTGGGCAGGTTATCATAAGCAAATTTAACCTTTTCACGGAAAAGCCTTTTGGCATCGTGCAAGGTGTGGGCAATCAAGGCACATTTTTTTGATTCAAATAACGCACAATCCAACTGCATGATACACACCTGCGTGGTAAACCCCAATTGGCGTGCTTTTAAAATGATATTCCTGCTGTGCTCATGTTTGAAGTAATCATATTGCTCAGCGGTCATATTAAATTTTACCTTTTTACCTGACTTATCAGTGATGTAGTACAAGTGATTGAGCCGATACAAGGGGTCTTTTAGCTTGTCAAACATTTATCCCCCTTGTTTTTCCCCCAATTCTTTCATAAATTGAGCCATTAGCGATACTGCATTATCTGCATTATCTTCTTGGACTTTGTCGCTGTATTTCTTTGGATTCATGCGAGCAAGCACCCATTTTCTTGTATCAATGCGTAACTTTGCCCTTGCCACTTCTGCGGTCTCTGGTAGCACTTCATCAGCAATGGTGAGCATCTCTTCAAAGTGCGTGGTTTCTCTGTCCTCGCACGCTCTACGATACTGCTCCGAAAAGTCTTCATTGTGATTAAGCCAGTCCATAATTGTTGACATGGCTGGCATATCTTTATCAAGGCACACGCTTCTTAAGCTGCGACCCAGTGATACGCGCTCACAAATCTCATTGGCTAATTCATCAGTAAAAATACTTGGTCTGCCCATTTTGGGCTTTTTGTTTGCCATAAGCCCTCCTTTTGGGCAATAAAAAACCCCTTGCCTCTGCAAGGGGTATATCAAAATCATGCACACTTTTCCATTATGGGTAAATATTAACAAATCTTTGCTAACAATTCAAGCATTATTTTCAAGAAAAGCAATCACATAGCCCATTGCACCACTTAGATTTTCTTTAATAATATTTCTTGCGTTTTTAATCCTGCCATTGCTAAATACTCGCATATCTGCCATCTTGGCGATTTTATACTCAGGGATATTCTTAGCAAAGTACAAAACAAAAATCTGATACTGTAATACGCTATACCTTGATAATCTGCTAACCGCCTTGTCAATCGCCATTGCCCTATCATCGGTAATATTTGGGCTAACAAATGAGCAGGGAATATTATCACGCATTATCATCTCAAACCAAGGGCTTGGGTAACTTAGCCTGTCAGGGTCGCACCTAACCCACCTCCCCCACTCAATAAACTCTTTTTTGTACGCTTCTAGTTTTTCACTGCCCATCAAGTTCCCCTTTAACGCTCTTTTTTCGCTCTATTTCTCGCTGTATATACCAAATTGCTTTCTGTAAGTCTTGAATATCAGTATCAGCATCTTTTTTACCGTTACGCCAAAGATACTTTAAGGCATTTCCTAAGCAAAAAGACCAATTTTCGCTAATCTGTATACACTCAATGCCTGATGGGTCTGATGTGTAGTGACTTGGGTGATTGACTGGATCTTGGGCAGCCTCTTTCTTTTTCAAACTTTCAAACATTTGCTTCTGCTCCTTAATCTCTTTGTAAAGTTTTGGGTCATCATCCTTAAGGCCTTCGCAATCAAAAATATTTTCTTGGTAGTTAAAATTCTTGTGCCAGTCTTCAGCCGATCTACTATCAACGACAAATTCATAAGGCGTATCTTGCCAAAGATATTCCACCCCTATGTCTGAGATACTAAAAACCAACACCGCCCCCTTCTTGACATACCCAAATATCGCCCACTTTTGGTTCTTTCTTAGGTGCTTTTTTGGCAGCCAGCTTACCGCCATGACCGACCAATTGATAAATCACTTCTGTGTTATGAGTCATTTCTAAAAACCTCTATCGCTGAAAAAACAAATACAAAAAAGAATATCGCCATCAATATGATTTTGCCGTCATCACCAACATAATGAGACAATGCAAATAACAAGTAAATGCTCAAAACTATTAACATTAAAATGGCAAATAACGATACGAAAAGCACAGAAAACCGATCATACTTGCTTATCTTTGGTGTGATCCTTTTAAAACCATCTCGGAAATCTTGAATATCAATACGGTATGTTAAATTTGTACCATTACCAAAGAAATACACTTTACCGTCTTTGACATCGCAAACCGTAACGACAGGGTAATCAGGCTGTCTTGACCACTTCGAACCAATCTTAATATCACCGTGCTTTTCTTGAGAATTCATTGCTCATACTCCTAAAATTTTTAATAAAATCGTCATAATTCATTGGTACAGGTGCTTTGCCGTCAATCTCTACCCAGATATTGCCGTCCTTATCAGCCTTGCTACTATTCACCTTTGCAAGCTGATTGTTTTGTTCGTTGTAGTATGTTGTCATGTTCTCGCTCTATGAAATGCTAATTTTTTCATTTAATCCACTTTAGGTCTTCAGGAACGCTTAAAGCTATGCCATTCTTGAACGCCCAAACCTCAATCTCATTTAAATATTCGCTAAACTGTGCTGTAGTTGCCATTGTTGTTGTTAAAAACCGCTTAGCAAATGGCAAAGCCACTTGTTGCTCATAGTTCGGCTGTCTTTTTAGCGTGTTTAGTGATTCAAACAGTTGTGCCATCTCGCCATCATCTCTTGCATAAATCTTGGCTAAAAATAAGCGTTTAAACATCACATGTAAATCATCGTCATCTTGACCTGTCTTATCTTTGATTTGCTTAAGCCATAGCCAATATAAGCGATTTTGGGCGTTTGTGCGTGTTTCGTTTTTATCAGTGATAACCACACTACAAACCTGACCACTTTCGTATTGCTTGACGATCTCGGTAAAGCAATGTTTCATCACCAATTCACTAATGATTCTAAAAACTTGTTTCATCATCTAGCACTTAAGCTTAGAAAAGCTTTTCCTGTTCATATCTCCAAAATATCAATATCATGCACAGTTTTCATTAAATGTTTTTTTAAACGATATACTTTATCTTTTTTTGTAATTGCTGATTTCACATCTTCAACAATAGTTTTGCCAGCCCTATTATCAAAATACACGAAATCGGCAATATAACGCACGCTAGGACGCTTTCTAGGCTCGCCTGCTATCCTAGTACCATTAACCAAAATAAACGGCTTCTGAAGCGTTAAATCGCTAATTAAACCACTGTTTTGCATTTGCTTTAGCACAAGGTAACGGTTTGCTTCTTTTTTGCTGTCAAAAGTGATATCGTCAATCTTAACTTTCTTGTTTTTGTACTTCATGCTCATATCTTTGATATTAAACTTCTGTAGTCTGTAGCCCATGTTTTTTTCTACCAAAGGTTGTCAAAAAGCGGTTAATTTCGTTTTGCATTTCAGCTTGTTCTACCGTTAGACCAGCTTTATTTGCTTCGTTTACCAATCGATTTACCGCAGTGATTGTCAGTGGTCGTTTAAGTTGTTTTCTAAAATCAATAAAATCATCACAAGCTTGTTTGCTAACGCCTAGTTCTGCCAAATACGCTTTTACATCCACTGGTTTTTGTTCACTGTGTTTTGTTTTTGATTTTTTGGCAGGCGTGTGAGTTTTTTGTTCACCAAAATCATTTGATGATGAACTTGGTTTTTTAACCATCTCTGATTGTTGTTCTGAGTTATTCAGATGGTCAGAATTTTCGCTTGTGCGCGCGTGCGTGTTTATACTAACAGGATTAATAATAGGTTTATTAATAGGTTTATAATAGGATTGGGTATCATTTTTGTACCCCCTTTCATGCAAAATTGTACCCCCTTTGTGCAAAATTGTACCCCCTTTTGATACAAAATTGTTAGGGGTGTCATTTTTGTTAGGGGTGTCATTTTTGTACCCCCTTTCGTGCAAAATTGTACCCCCTTTTACGGTCAGATTTGCACCATTATCACCAACTTTATCATCTAGTAAATTTAGATAATATACACAAATTTGTTTTTTATACTTATCCCCAGTATCAAAAATCAATCCCAATTCTTGCAACTCAATTAGACATTTTCGTACTGTTCTTTTATCAAGTCGTGTTAATTTTGATAATGTTTCAAGACTTGGATATGCTCTAAAATCTTCATTAGCAAAATTTGCTAAAATCATCAATAGTAAAGTTTGTGATGAAGTTGTTGTTTTGGTCTGTTCTGCCGCCCATGCGACTGCTTTAAAACTCATTTTATTTCATTCCTTGTCTTGTGTGCTTACCCAATAAACATGATTTGAACGATTGTTTTCATCACGAATTTTTTCGCTTTCAATCAGCGTCTTGCCTGCTTGTGCGTTCAGTAGTCTCGCTTGAGTGCCTAAAGTTACCGCCGATATACCGAATTTTTCTTGAATTTGTATGCCAGTCATACGCTTACCTGACTTTTTTAGATAACACAAAACAAGGTGCATTTTGCTATTTATCCTTTGGTTGTTGAAATAAGCATGACACTTTTTTACTGATTTTTTCTTTGGCTGTTCGGAATTGTCAAGATTGATGACTTTGCCACCTTTTTTGATAAATTCGGCAATTTGTTGTTCCTGAGCGTCTAAATCTGTTCTTGAATAATCATTGCTCACAGAGTTTGGTATAATAAATTCGTTCATTTAACTTCCTTTAAGTTAATCCGAGCCCCTAGTTGCTGCTAGGGGTTTTGTTTTCTTCCGTGGTCGTAGCTCTTCTGAACGCACCACGCCGTTTGTTAAACTTTCTGCTAAGTCTGCATTATCTCGACTAATATAAAAGCGATTATTTAACCAACCACTCACAGACGATTGTTCCACATCCAAAGCATCTGCTAGCTTCATCTGTGATCCAAAAAATTCAATGAGACGCTGCACAGCTTTATTTTTTGTTTTAGACATTGTACCACTCTCTTATAAAAATATAAGAAATTATAAGTCAAATGATACAAAAAATCAATTAAAAAATAAGTATTCTAATTTGTAAAAATATTAGTTATCTAATATAATTGCCCTAGAGATATCCTAAAAATAGGAAAAAGCTATGGAACTCAAAGATCGTCTGAAATATACAAGAAAAGCCAAGGGGCTTACCCAAAAGCAAGTAACCGAACAAATTAAGGGCTTGTCCCAATCTGCATACTCTCAGCTTGAAAGTGGTAAAAGCAAAAGTACCACTCGTGCTATTGAGCTGGCGCATCTTTTTGGTGTTGATGTACATTGGTTAATTTCTGGCGAAGGTGAGATGACAAAAAATAATTATAAACTCACCCCTATCACCGAATGGGACGATAGCACCCCACTGGATGATGAAGTCGAGATACCTTTTTATAAAGACATTGCCTTCGCCTGTGGCCATGGCGCGGTCAATGATGCTGTGACGCATGAAACTCGCAAATTACGCATGGGTAAGCGTACACTGAGCAATCTTGGGGTAATGTCTGAAAATGCCTTTGCAGTCACTGCCCGTGATGACAGCATGACGCCCTATGTGCAGGATGGCGATACGATTTATATCGATAAAGGACGAAAAGAGATCAAAGATGGGCGGATTTTTGCTATTCGCTTTGGGGAGCTGTGCTTATGTAAGCGCCTGTATCGACTGCCTGATGGTGGCGTGCGTATCGTCAGCGATAATGCCGCTGAATTTCCTGAGCAGGTCGCCACCAAGCAGCAGATCAGCGATGGTGAGTTTGAAGTGATTGGCTGGGTGTGGAGTGTCAGCCGTCTTGAGCGGTGGTAAGGTGGTTGGGAAGTTGGTGGAGTATTGATGTGGATGATATAAACGGTTTTTTAACTAATGTAACATCTGGCGTAGCATCGTCGATGATAGCAATGGCGATAGCCTAATCATCATTGGGCGCGTGGTATATCGTAGTGGTTAGAAGTTTGACTATGGATAATGGCACAGCGCCAATTTCTAACAATTTGAACTATGACAAAACCATCGATTATTTGACAAATTAGATTTTATTGTTAATCAAAACTAATCTTAGAGATATTTTATGACCCAAACCATAGATATAGATTTTCATATTAAGTATAATATGACAACCACGCCTAGCGTGGACGATGTGGTTACCAGCTTGACAGCCTTGCAACACCTTATTCCTAAAAGTGTAACAGTATTAGACAAAATCTATCCTGAACTTAATATTCATACAGCTGAGTTGCTTGTAGAAGATGTTCGAGCAGGTAGCTTATGGGAAGATCTCAAGGTAAAACTTACTGTCGGCTTGGTTGGTGAACAAAACGCCAAAAAATTACAAGAAGTTTTAAATGACAGTATTAAGCATCATCACATGTTAAGCAAATTGTTATACGCAGGATTTGCCGCAGTTGTTGCCTTTGGCGCAATAACTGCTGTACAGTCGTGTAGCAAAAAAGAGCAAGCTGTTGTTAATAATTTTTATGATAATAGCACTAATATCGCCATCTTATCAGAGCATAGCGATCTATCAGATGATGAAGTTGTGGCGGTTGTAAAATCTGTGATGGACAAAAAGACAATTCAAAAAACAGCTGATTTCATTCAACCAGCCAAACAAGATCCAAATGGCAGTATTGAGATTGGCGGCAAAACTGCCAACCCTCAAACGATTCCAAATGAAGTTGTACAGGCTGTTCCAGAACAGATAGAAGTGCCGCAACAAGAAGAGCGTGAGCAGGATTACAGCAATATAGATGTTTATATTTATGCCAGCGATCAAGATAAAAATACCCAAGGGTGGGCTGGTATTGTCCCAGAGTTATTTGAACATCGAGTAAAATTTGAGCTGGCGGAAGATATAAATCCTTACAGGTTGCATGGTCAACGCAAAATTAATGCAGATATTACGGTTATTGAGCGCTATCAAAAATCCCAGAAAAAATACACGGTTGCTAAAGTTATTATCCGTCAGGTTGTTCAGTAATTTTTTCTGAAATACCATCTGCATTCAATGCTTTATCTAGAGTCTTTACATGCTAACACCCCAACCACCCCCAAAGGGTGGTTTTTTATTACCCCAAATTTACCGCCCTAATGACGGTTTTTTGTCTTTACACAAATTATTATAACATGTGACCGCCCTCATGGCGGTTTTTTATAAATAAAATAAGCATATTAATCAATATTTTATAAGCAAATCTATTATTTTGCTTATTTTTTATTTGCAAATCAATATAAGTATGCTTATAATAAACCCATCAGCCAATGAAACTGATCCAAATTATTTAACAGCAAAGAACCTATCAAGCCCACCGTGATAGACAACAAACGGAGGCAAGCTAATCAGCTACTGACACTCTTTGGGGTATCAATCACGGATTAACTTAAGGAGACAAAACATGGCACTTTGCAATGACCCACGCTTCGGTGTTTGCAATAAATTTACTATCTTTTCAATCAGCCCAACGCCCCACTACAGTTTTCACATTGACAAAATTGGTGGCGACTATCTCGTAATGAATGGCAATGAATGCTGTAAATATACAGATACATCAAGAAAGGCACTCGATTTCATAAGAAAACAACTATCCTACTCGCTCGACGCTGATGTTCAAGCGGTAGTGGCGAGCATGCCAAAAATACTTGATTAATTATTAAACTCAAAACTAACCAGATACTAACAATTTAGACCCAAGCAATCCAAGGCGGTCTAAATTGTTAGTAGTAAAAATTACGAATGGAGAGAAGCATGATAATTAAGAATTTTTTATGTGGTTTATTATGTGCCGCCTTCCTAGCGGTGGTTTTTATCATCTGCCTTGATGGCAGTTTATCGCAGGCAGGGTATTGATATGCAGACAGTAACGGCAACAATCAGGCTCGGTAAGTCTGAGCAGGTAATAACTGGGCGTATCGGTTATCAAGACGGTCAATACCATAGCATCATTTTAAGCGTATTGGTGTACTTAGGCAACCATGAAATTGAGCTTGATTTACAGGCTCATGATGATTGGCAAATCGCCGAGGTATTGGCAATACAAGCAGGGCTGTTTGAGCCCACCGCCTTATCTGAGAACATTAAGGGGGCGGCAGCATGAACGATAGATATTTTATGGACTTTATCGAATTGCAATTCAGCGAAGAGGAGCTTGCTCAGTTTGATGATGAGCAACAGTACTATGATTTATTAGCCCATGAATTTGGGCTTCCTTTTGAGAGTGAGGCTAAAAAGGAAGCCCAAATCAGCAAAGAAGCTGAAGAAAGTCTAATCAGACTTGATGAAATGCTGGAAAACGGTGAGACGCCAAGTGATGAAGAAGTCAATGATTTACTAGACTTGCGAGGAGACCTCCACGACAAGCTATTAAATTATGGCAAATTTATCAAAAACAACAGCAGCGATATTGATGCTCTTGACGGTGAAATCAGGCGCTTATCAGCAAAAAAGCGTGCTTTAAACAATTTAAATGAGTGTCTTAAGTCTAATATGCTGGCGGCAATGCAGGCGAACGATATTAAAAAGGTTGATGACCCGATCATACCGATACGCAGACAAAAAAGCATTCCTAGTGTGTGCCTTGATATCAATGCGGATCGCCTGCCAAAAGAATTCCAAAAGATGGAGATCAAAGCCAATAATGTGGCCATTGCCAAAGCCTTGAAAGATGGCATTGTGATTGATGGGGCAAACTTGGTACAAAATGAACATATAAGAATTGGTTAAGTTTTAGCAGGGCTAGGAGTAGCTACCGAACGGCGGTTATTTTTGCACCTAGATCGCCCGCCCTGCTATTTATTACAAGGTGCAATAAGGATAAAGAGAATGGCAATAGGTGCATTCATTCTAGGGCAGTCTGGTACAGGAAAAAGTTTCTCTTTGAGAAACCTAAACCCTGACAATGTCGGATTTATCAATGTGGTGGGTAAATACTTACCGTTTCGTGGTGCAGAATTTAAGCAAGTTGTTACAGATGATCCGAACCTGATTTGCGATATTTTGATGAAATCTAAAGCTCCTATCATCATCATTGATGATTTTCAGTATCTCATGAGTAATAAATACATGCGAGATAGTGAAGTCAAAGGTTATGATAAATACACAGAGAATGGCAAAAATATTTGGCGGATTTTAAATACCGTCAATTATCACATGAAGCCGTATCAGCGCGTATATATTCTTAGCCATACCGATGAAGTGGACGGCAAAACCAAGCTAAAAACCATTGGTAAGCTGCTCGATGAAAAAATTACGCCTGAAGGCATGGTGGGTATCGTATTACAAACGCACATTGAGAGCGGAAAAAACTACTTTATCACCAAAAACAACGGCTTTACTACTGTAAAAACCCCTTTTGAGATGTTCGACAATGACCTTATCACCAATGATCTAGAGATGGTGGATAATGCGATTTGCAACTATTATAACTTATCTAAGAACGGAGAAAACTCATGAATTATTTTATCGCTTGTAACGATGCTGACGCAGCCAAATTTGGTGCAAGTAACTTTATTGATGGTGATACTGCGCAAGTGGTTAAAATTACGCAAGCTTACTACACCCAAAACGACAAAGGCACGCAAACGCTACATCTAAGCTTAATAAGCAGTGAAAAGCAAACAGGTGATGTTGCTATTCACTTCGCAAATGGTCAAGGTGAGCGATTGATTGGATATAATCTAATCAATGCCATCTTAAAAGTGACAGGCACAGCAGGTATTACGCAGGCACAGGGAACATATAGCGCCTATGACTTTAATGCTGGTGGCACAGTTAATAAACAAGGTATGGTTGCGCCAGAGCTTGTTGGTAAATTTTTTGGTGCAATATTTAGCAAAAATTACCGTATCAATGACAAGGGCGAAGAAAAATACAGCATTAATCTATTTGGTGTGTATCACGCTCAGACGCAGCAATGGGCAAAACAAATGATTAATGGTGAGCAGGCACTACCTGGTCAAATTGATCAAATGCTAGAGCGAGCTAAGGCAGAGAGTGAAAAGAGCAGAGCTAATCCATACGGAAAGCGGCAAACACAGCAAGTAAGCTACCAGCAGAACAGCCAAGCCAGACAGCACCCTCAAAGGCAAGATTGTCTTTCAATTACGCTATCGATTTAACGGTAAATTAAAGCGGTTTGATTTGGGTGTTTATCCACTGATATCCCTCAAGCAAGCCAGAGAAAAATCACTGTCTGCCAAAACACAGCTCCTGCATGGCAAAGACCCAAAACTTGAAGAGCAAATCGCCAAGCAGGCTTATATTAACGCTGACACTTTCTATGAGTGTTTTTTACAGTGGTATGATAAATCAGCAGTCATCACCAAAAAACAAGCGTCCGATATCAAGCGTAGCTTTGAGCTCTATGTTTTTCCTGTTATTGGCTCACTGCCGATTAATGACATTACCTTACAACAGTATATTATCATCATTGAATCCATTTCTGAAAAAACTCCAGGCATTGCTGAACGCATACTCACAAATACCAAGCAAATGCTCAAATGGGCAAAAAAGCGTGAAATTGTCACACATAACATCCTTGCCGACCTTGAATTGAGTGATTTTAATTTGGTCCGTGTTAAGCGCAAGCGATACTTAAGTGATGATGAAATCATCTTATTTTACAAAGCATTATATGGCTCAAAAATTAGCTACCGTAATCGCTTAGCGACCGAACTTGCTTTGATGTTTGGTTGCCGTGGCATTGAGCTTAGACGAGCTAAAATTACCGATTTTCAAGACAGTGTTTGGACTGTCCCACCTGAGAACCACAAAGTAGGTCATATTACCCAGCAACCGTTAATACGCCCTATTCTGCCGCCCATGCAAGCTTTGATTGACGAAGCCATCGCCATTTCACGCAGCGAATACCTGTTCGACCGTCGTGGTGAAATGCTAGAAAAAAACGCATTTTTAGACATCACCACAGGTCTGATACATTGGATTGACCGCCATTGTAGTATACAGTTGCCACGCTTTACCTTTCATGACCTGCGTAGAACTGCACGCACCAATTTCAGTGCTTTTACCAGTCGTGACATTGCTGAGATTATGATTGGTCACACTGTGGGTAATATGCAACAAGTGTATGACCATTACAACTATTTGCCACAGCAAACGGCCGCCTATGAGCAATGGCTTAAAAAATTGGCAGAATTAAAGCAAGTCGCACTGTAGCTGGCAATCACTCCCAACCGCAATGGTATAAAATCCTATATAAAACAATAGTTTATCCATCACCGCCGTAAACCTGCGACTTCAGGCGGTGGATATAAGGCGGTAAATCTACCTTTTTAATCTCTTGGCTTAATAAAATGGTACAATAAACCCATGAAAACACTCAAGCTGTGCATCAAAGATAAGCACGCCACACAGCTTAACCGCCTAAGCGGTTCGGTCAATTTCGTGTGGAATTATGTCAATGACTTGGGTTATAAGTACCTACAAAAAACTGGCAAATTCTTTAGTGCTTATGACCTAAACAAATACACCAAAGGCAGCGGTGAGCTACTAGGCTTACATTCTCAAACCATCCAAGCCATCAATGAAACCCATGCTAAATCGCGTCGCCAATTTAAAAAAGCTAAGCTTAAGTGGCGAACCAACAATTCTAAATCTAAGCACAAATCATTGGGCTGGATACCGTTTAAACAATCCGCCATTAAGCATATCGCCACCCACCAAACAGGCAAAAAAGGCTTAAAATCCACCTTGCAACTATCCCTAGCCAAAGGACAAAAGCTAATCATCGACCTATGGGACAGCCACAACCTTAGCCTATACCAAATCAACACCTGCGAACTGGTACAAGACAGCCGTAACCGTTGGTATGCCTGCATTACCGTCAAAGAATACCCTAAAACACAATGCGGAACTGGTAGCGTCGGCATTGATTTAGGTTTAAAAGACAGTGCGACCACTTCAAACGGTGATAAACTACAAATCAAACAAACACTCAAATACGCCAAAGACTTAGCCATCGCCCAAAGAGCCAAAAACAAACAGCGTGTCAAAGCAATCCATGCCAAAATCAAAAATACAAGGTTAGACTTAATCCATAAATTCACCACCCAATTAGTTAGGGATAATGCCATAGTTGTGGTTGGTGATGTTAAATCCAATCAATTTAACAGTAAAAAAGGCAAACTGGCTAAAAGCGTCTATGATGCTGGTTGGTTTGAACTCAAACGACAACTGACCTACAAATGCAAGCATGCAGGTTGCCGTTTAGAAATCGTAAATGAACGATACACTACCCAAATTTGTTCGTGCTGTGGCGATATGTCCAGTAGTCCGAAAGGTAGGACGGATCTTGGAATAAGAGAATGGGCTTGTGCTGAGTGTGGCACACGGCATGATAGAGATATTAATGCCAGTAAGAACATTCTTGCGGTTGGGCTTGACCGTCTGGGAGCAGGAATCCCCACACTTAGGGCGGGGAGGAAGTCAAAAGCGACCCCCAACTTAAAATCATAAAAATAAACAATCGCCCAATGTTATTGAGAGATTGTTTGTGATTTTAGCTTAGTCATCATTGGCTGATTTTTTAATCGTTTTTGCATGCTAACACACACAGCGATTATGTCTTTGTATCGCCGCACGCTGGCACTGAAATAATTAGCACTTGGAGCCTGTATCAAGTATTAGTCAAAGCAGGCTATCAGCATAAGCAGACCTTGCACGGCTTTCGCAAGATTTTTAGCACGCACGCACATACGAGCCGCCTTTGGACGATTGACGCCATCGAGCTGACTTTGTCGCACAAAATTGGTGGAGTGCGAGGTGTATATAATCACGCCAACATGCTTGATGAACGCCGTGAGTTGTTACAGTGGTGGGCGAACGAAGTGGATAAATGGCGAGGTGTGAAGAGATGATGTTTTGTGCTACACTATCGCAAACCTTTAACTTTGCGAAAATTATGACTTATAAAATCATCATTGACGGTGCTACTAGCCAAGCGATCACTGACAAAGCCACTGCTTACGCTAATTATCGGGCTGTCTGCCGTGATTATGACAACAAGCCAAAAAAAGTCGAGCTTGTGCATGATGATAGCGAGCTCAGCACTAAAGCGCCAAACATGATGCTGCTTGATAACAATGATGTATTTAGTGCTAATGATGTGCTTTGCCAAGCCATGCAGACGCTTGGCATCAATATCAAGGGCTTAAAAGACAAAATCAAAACAAGCGATCTCAAGCTGTCAAACAGTCGTATCGATGGCTGGATTAGACCAAGCGATGACCGCCATTTTGTGCAAATGCACAATGATGAATTAGTAGCAGTGCTCAAGCTTTTGCTGTCAGACACTGTTGCTACAATCAAATCACCAGAGAATATCGTTGCACTGCGTAAAAAACTTGGCTTGACCCAAAGCGAGCTTGCCGAAAAATTTGGGCTTAAATCTGGCTTTCGGCAGGTGGCACGCTGGGAAAGCGGGGAGCAGGAGATGCCCGACGCTAAGTGGAAGAAAATGCAAGATTTTTAAAAATAATGCTTGCTTTATGACTTTAAAAGTCATATAATAAACACATCAAGACGGGATGACCGCTTGATGATTGTTTAAAAACTTGGTAACGCCCTTTAGGGCAGGAGCTAATCATGAAAAACATGCAAACTTTAAATCGGGAGCTAAAGATGGCTGAACTTGAGCGGATTAAGATGGAAGCTGAAAAGCTCAGAGCTGAAACGGTAAAACTGCAAAAAGAAGCCAACTGGTTCCCATGGTTGAGCTTAGCGGTCGCACTAATCGCCTTAATCGTAGCCTTAGTTAAATAAAAATTACCCCCAACCGCAACGGCTGGGGGTAATAATCATCAAAGTTCCATGAGATTTTTCCACTAAAAATTGGTGCAATCACCCAATCACAAAACTACTACCCCTTTGCTTGCCATTGGGGTGCTTGTAGCCCAAATGCACCCATGAACGGGGTGAATTTGGGTACTCAATAATAGCTTGGTCAAACCCAATGCCCTTTTCTTTAAGCTTACGCACAGTATGCGGTACAATGAGTTTGGGCGTGCCAAATTTGGGGGCAGTAAAATCAATCGCAAAGCCCGACATGTGAGCAGAAGTGCTAGAGCCGCCAACCGCTTTATTAAGTGCAGGACATCTGTAACCGCTCGTGATGATGATTGGTACGCCCAATATATCACGCACAGGCTGATAAAGATTTACGCTGGCGTCAATCAAATTTTGTAATATCGCTTGATTTGGCATGTTGTCAATGTTATGTCTTTTGGCGGTATTACTAGCTAATAACTCATTTAAGCTGATATTTTTAGTGATTGTGATAATCTTACCGTCATTTATCGCCGATTTTAACGCTTGTTTTGATTTATCGCCCCAAATGCCATCAGGGGGTTTAAAGTTTCGGTTTTCTTTGGCTAAGGGGATATCATCAAAATGCTCCCATGATTTGATATGCGTCAGTAGCGTTTGCTCAATGTGAAAACTGTTCATTGTTTCGTCCAATAAAAAACCGCCACAATGGGCGGTTTGTTTTGTCAATCATTTTTTGGGCAATAAAAAAGCCAAACATTTTATAGAAAATGATTGACTTTATTTGTTGGTTAGCTTACAACATGCACCAATAAGACAAGGTATTATCAGTCTTGGAGGTGGTAGCAAGGTTGCTGGAACAACCAAACTACTGTACACTCACTAGCAGAAGGAAAAAGCGATGAAAACTTTCATACAAATCGCAATTATCCTCGTGTTGATTATCTTACCAAAATCTAGCAGTTAAGTCATGCTTTTGGCATAAATTATTTGACTTTTAAAATAGGCTAGGCTATAATACAAAACATCAAGCAAGGTCTGCTTGATTGGTAAGGCGTAAACTAACGCTTACGCCAAAAACAAGGAGTAAGACGATGAAAACCATTTTCAAAGTGTTTGCAATCATCGCCATACTGTTGCTAAGCTGTCCAGCTTACTAACAGATAAAGCCTAAAGCGATGGCAGTCGCCAAGGCAGGTTAGGTGGAAACGCCTAGCCACTCCTTACCCATTATCATAAGACATTTTTTAAAAAAGGTCAAGTACCATGCCAAAAATCACAAGCACCCCCAAAACCCAAACCCAAATCCAAAAAGAAAGCAACGCACGCCGTGGGGTAAAAAACAAAGCATTCACCCTAAAACTTGATGACATAGAACTCATCAAATCCTTATCCAAACGCTTAAACATTCCCCAAAATCAGCTTATCATGGACGCTGTGCGTGCATATCAAAGACGGCTTGATTAGCCTAACGCCCCCAATGCACTGTTAAAGGCATTACCGTACACCCCTGTTGGGGCTTGTTGTGACCAGCCGTGTTCAAGTCGCAACGCATAGGGCAGGTTGTTTTGAATGTAGATGATGGGGTAGGTGTGTTTTGGAATGCCTAAGACAAGCTCAACACCGCCCCCATTTTCATTTAGGCTTTTTGTGCCAATGCTGATATGATGGGCATTTTTGTAACGCCCTTTACGCACAGGACTTAGGGCGATGACATTGTTATAGCAGTCAATGGCAAATTTGCGGTAAATGTCATCAATCTTATCGGCGATGGGTTCAACCGTCATTTTTTTATGCCACTTAATCCCCATTTGTCCCCCTAAGCTGTATGAAATAACAGATACCTGCTGGGTCTTGGCTGATATTAATCACTTTCATCTGATTAATGCTGTCATTTATCTGTGGCGTGTCTGTTAGCTCACTTTGCAAACAAATTAGCTTAGTATCTTGTTGCATGATGGTCTTATTATCAATCTCATGGGCGTAAAAGCCTGTAAAAACGCCCCTACCGCTGTAATTGATGGTAGATAGTACTTGGGTATCATTAACCGCCCAATCATCATCAGATAAGATGATACGCTTAGCTGTGAAGTCTTTGACAGCATCTTTTAAATCAGTATCAAAGGCTTGTTTTATTTCTTGTGTGATTTCTTGTTTCATGATTTGCACCAAAAAAAAATCAAACTTTTTTAAAAATAATGCTTGACAATTAGGCAATAAATGCCTATAATACACTCATAGCCAAGCAATAACGCTTAGGCACAACCAAACCGCCATAGGAGCGATGACATGAATGTTATTTACAAAACCGAAGCTGGAACCAAAGTTAAAAAAGCTGTAAAAGCATTAAACATTAAAGCAAAAATCAAAGTTACTCAACATAGATACAAGGTTTATGTTTCAATAACAACAACCAACGCTAAACTTTGCGAAGTTGAAGCACTTAAAAAAGTAACTTCTGAAATGACATCAGAGATTGATGATATTTATGTTACGCATAACAACAATCAAACCAATGAATATGCCAAGATGTTGAATGATTTAGCAGTAAAATTTTTCTGCAAAAAATATCGCAACAATCATCAAACTGATGAAGAGTTAGCAGAAATTGCAAAACCACACATTCAAAAAATCATCAATGGTACGCACAGACTTTCAAGTGAATTTTGGGCAACTATTTAAACAAAAAAGCCTGCTGCAATTAGTAGGCTTTTTCAGGATTTAAAAAAATGAAACCACACATTGACAACCACAGACCCGACCCAACCTATCTTAGGGCCTTGCTTAAAAAAGCAGAGCTATCTCAGCGAAAAGCCGCCCATATGCTTGGCGTGTCTGAACGCATGATGCGTTATTATCTGGTGCATACAGATGACCCAAATTACCGCCCCATGCCTTATGCTGTGCAATTTTGCCTTGAATGCTTAGCCAAAACTTAGCCCCTAACCAAAGGCAAGCTAAACATTCCCAAAGGCTGTTGTAAATACGGCTCAATGAGTGCCAAAGCGATTTGCTCATTTTGGCTCATCGCCTACCCTTGTTCGCCATCTGCATAGGTTTTTGATTAAAAATATGCCAAATATGTACTCATTTAAGTACGGATTATGGTTTTTAAAATTTATTTATAAATCAATAATTTATCAATCAATCACTTACA